CCACGCCTTCCACGCCGGCAACTTCGCCGACGTTTTCAAGCACGCCATCCTCGTCGGGCTGATCGACTCGCTCAAGGCCAAATCCACACCATTCTGCTATATCGACACGCACGCCGGCGCGGGGCGCTATGATCTGCGCGACGAAGAAGCGCGCAAAACCGGCGAATTCGTCGACGGCGTGCAACGCCTGCTTGCCGCACCCCACCTACCCGACAGCCTTCGCCCCTACTTCGACCTGCTGCGCACGGCGAACGCGGCCGATACGGATGGCCATCTAAACGTCTATCCCGGATCGCCGCTGATCGCCGGTCTCATACTGCGCGAGAACGACCGTCTGACGTTGTGCGAGGTGCAACAGGCCGAAACCAACTCGCTCAAGAAGCTATTTGCCGACGACAGACGCGTCGGCGTGCATCAGCGCGACGGCTACGTGGCGCTGCCGGGGCTGGTGCCGCCGAAGGAACGTCGCGGCCTGGTTCTGATCGACCCGCCGTTCGAGGCACAGGATGCCGAGTTCCGCACGATCGAATCCGCGTTGGCGAGCGCCTACGCACGCTGGCCGACGGGCATCTACGCCATTTGGTACCCGATCAAGTTGCCCCGGCAGATCCTGCCGTTTCATCGCTGGTTCGCCGCTCACGGCATCAAAAAGACTCTCGCCGCCGATCTGATGATTGACGCCGACGATTCGCCGCTGCGCCTCAACGGCTGCGGCATGGTCATCGTCAACGCGCCCTGGCAGTTCGATCGCTGGCTGGCGCAATTGCTGCCCGATCTTATGCGCCTGCTCGCACGCAATCCGCGCGCCGAGCAGCGCGTGGCGTGGCTGACGCGGGAATAGCCTGGGTCCGTTAGGAAGACCAGTTTCGATCGAAAGGGCTGGCCGGATTGGCGTTTCACCACTCGCGAGAGAGCGAAAAATCACGCCAAATCGGGCTGCGCGCGCCCAATTTATCTGGTCCAACCGAGAGAACACCGCTTCCGATCGCCCAAACTATTGACTGAAATCCGCACGTCGGAGAAAATGACGGGCTCGCTAAAGCGATTCCCCGATAGCTCAGTCGGTAGAGCAAGTGACTGTTAATCACTGGGTCGGCGGTTCGAGTCCGTCTCGGGGAGCCAGTAACGATAAGGCCCGCAGCGTTTTTTCGCCTGCGGGCCTTTGTCCATTATTCACGGCACTGTCCATTATCGCAGCAAGCGAGATGGCGCCACGCTACTCTGCACACATGCGTGGCGACAAACCAGCCATCGAGCAGTTGACGATCGAAACCAGCGGAACCAATCCTGGCTGGTCAGCCAAGCTAGACGGAAAAGAATTCGCCAAGTTCAGCGGATGCCCCGGCGGCATCGCTGTGCGATGGCTCTGGCTAGACTGGCCAGAACCTCACTGGAATACCGTCCATGCGGATTTCGATACCGCAGTGGAATATATCCGGCTCTGGGTCACCGGCCTGGATATCGTTCCCTGGGATGATTCAGTGCCCTGACGTGTAGAGCGTATAGCTCAGAGTCGATGAGGCACACGAATTCGCCGGGCCCTTGAAGCATAGATTGTTGCCCAGCGAGTCGACGTCAGCGATGTTCACGTAGTAGGTCACGCCCTGCTGCACCTGACAGACCGAACCGGCGACCGTACTGACGTAGAGGCTGTTATTGCTTCCGCGAGTGAGAACGCAGATCGCGCCAGTCGCGTCCCTCGTCAGCGCGCCAGGAACCGTGCTTAGCGAGATCGTGCCGCCATCCCCGTAGGATGAATTGGCCACGAGCTGGATTGCACCAGTTTTGTTTGGCGTGAACGCCAAGGCCAGATACCACCCCGAGTTTATCGTGAAGGTTGGCGAATATCCTGCGTAAGAGTACGCCGGCCAAGATCCACCGAGCGCCTTTGCGAGATCGGAACCATCACCGCTTCCGCTGATGCCGTTCGGCCAGAAGATCATGGATGCCGAGCACTGGCGCCTCAAGAACTTGCCACCGATAGAACTGGAGAGCTGGCTCGAATCGCATGACGCATTCGGCGGTATCACGCATTGATTGGTGGCTGGATTGAGTACAGCCGGCGGCGTGCAGGTAGGTGGCGGCGGTGGCTGTGTCGAGCCATTGCAATCGAGGATGACGCAAGATGGCGCGTTTGCGACGGCGCCAACATAGGCACAGGCGCTGGTCACTGCACACACAGAGTCTGCCTGAACGTGAGCAGTCGCAAACAAGAGCGAAAAAATCAGATAGGCGCAGATCGATTTTAAGAGATTCATTTCGGCGCACTCGCTTTGGTTAGAATGGATGTTGTGGCTGCTGCCCACTGTTGCCATGCCCGGTCTTTGGCGTCACAGGCTGCTGCCGCTGCAATAATTCGGCTCGCACTTTCTGCTCTGTCTCTGGTGGCTGCATTAAGCTTGCCGGCGGTTGTGGCGGCTTCGGACATTCGATCGGCCTCGCAACCGGCCCAACGGTTTTGCAGCCGCAGAGAACCGTCAAGAAGATCATCGACAGTCTTTTGAGATTCGTTTTCAGCATCTTTCTTCCCCTTTTCATAGGATTCGGCCGCCGCATTTGCGGCCAATGCCAACTCGTACTCATGCATGCGAGCAGTCCGCTGCGCGTTTTCTTCGGCCTTTCTATCGGCGGCTAGATGCGACTCATACTTTGCATCTGCTTTGCTGCTCGCGTAGTCGTAACCAAAGTACGCACCCACCAGTAATCCGGTGAGTGCGAGGAACAGCGCGACAAGTGCCTTTTCGGAGAGAGTCATACCTAGGCTTGCTGATCACCGAATGCGACCGACAGCACGAAGCCAGTGACGGCTACGGCCACGGTGATAACGCCGGTTACGGTAGACGTGAAGCCCTTCCATGTCGCTGTCGCTGTGAAATTCGCCGTACCAGCCGCCACGCTAGCAAAGTTGCCGCTGATATCGTCGCTAGGCGTAAAGGTGACAACGGCCGGGTTGTCGATCACAACGGTGACTGGCGCATCGAACTTCGTGACTGGCGCGCCGTTGCTGTCGATGCCGCTGAAAGTGGCAAGACGGAATTTGCCGATATCGATTGCAGTGTCCATAGAAGATCCTCAAGATGTGGGTAAGGATTGCTGAGCGCCAAAGGCGACGCGCAGCGTGAACCGCGGTTGCGGATGGAAAATACGGCGTAGCAGCAGACGCGATAGCTTGAGCGCGAGGCACAAGGTGATGACGCCGTAAAAAGCGATGAACGAGAGTGCGAAAAGCTCTATGCCGTTCATGTATGCCGGTGCCAGTCGGGTAAGTTCTTCGACAGGTCGCGATTGCAACCGAGCCAATAGCCGGCAGCCACGCCGAGCAGGATTCCGAAGATGATCATGTCGATGTTCCCAAGCAAAGCGCGGTTTCGGCCGCGCGCCGTTTCACGAGGCCGGGCAACTGAATCGACTGCCCAAATTTCGTCGCATATGTCCAACGATTTAGCTGTGCGCACCATTCTTCTGGTGCCGCACCCGTATTCGCCAATCGCGCAAGTGTTGAGCGACATAGGGCCGGCACGCCGACGTTATAGGCGAAACTGACTAGGGCTGCGGCTTGGTTCGGGGTAAGGTCGATCTGAACGCATTGCAGGACACCCTGCATTGCCATACGGAGGTCGCCATTGAGCAATGCTGCGCATTCGGAATCGGTCGCAGTTCGTTCTGCAGTCACGTCACCGCCAGTATGGCCGTAGCATATCGTTGGGATACCCACAGGATCGGCGTATGTGCGCGGCACCATTCCTTCATAGTAGGACACGCATGGAGTTGCCAGTGCGAGGCATGCAGCAATACCGGCACCAATAATGCGGCCTTTCATGGACGGCGCCCTTTGATTGCAGCACTCGTTTCGATCAGCAATACACGGCGATCGATATTGTCTATTTTCGTGTCCTGCGCGCTATTCGTTTTCTCAAGCTGGCTGAGGCGAGAATTCACCGTTTCGAAGTCCTTGCGTGCCATATCTGAGCGATATGCACCACTCAACTGCACTCTCATTTCTGCGATGTCGCTCTTGACCACACCATTGGACTGGCTGATATCCCACAGTGTGCTGACTATCCATTTCCCGCCAGTAAGTACAGCGCCCGTCAAAATGGTGACGACGATCGATTGATAGCGACGCTCACGCTGTACTTTTCGTTCCTTCTTTTCCTGCGAAGATTGCTGTACTTCGTCATCCATAATCATCCCCACGGCGAGAAGGTTGTGACGTTGCCAGGGTTAAGGTTGAACAACCCTGTCGTATTCAATGTGGACGACACGTTCGCGCCATTCGAATCAAGAGAGGTTGCGATATAAAGGGAATACCCGGTGGTAAAAGTAAATGAGGGGCTGGTCCCAGAGTCAGGATTTCCGCCACCCATCCACCCCGTGCCGGCGGCTGTGGTTATCCATAACTTTCCTGCGGAGAAATCAATCGCCACTTGCAGATAAGCGCTACTCGCAAGCGCAGTTGACGATGTGTAGGCTCCGACCGTAAATCCACTGGCGCCCGTCAGTGTTCGGTATGTGGCTTGCTCGGCTAGCCAGATGCCACCAGAGGCGCCACTGCTGATATACGTTAAATTGCTTTGCGTCGTGGCGGTGCTTAGTAGTCCCCAAATCCAATTACCGGAGGTATTTGCTCCAGCGCCGCATCGAAGTTCAGCAAGCCGTTTCCCCGAGTTTTTTGCGGTAGTCGTTCGTGTCGACCGCCATACAGAGCCGCTGCTGGCTGTGGTCGCGACCAAATTGCCACTACTCAGCGCGATGGGAGAACCGACCCATGCGGGATCCCACGTTGCAGGCGCAGTGCTTGCGGCACCCATCATCATCATCTGCGTAGCGATCGGCGTACGCATCAGCCACCAGCCCGCATGCAGTATTCCCAACGCGTCCCGTTGTCGACGGTGGTGGCGGCAATGTCTGTGTAAGCATTCGCAGCAGACTGCACTGCCGTGTCCGAGCCTGCAATGGCTTTGAATGCCGATGGCAGTGCCACCGTTCTGCTTCCCGTGGCGTCTTGCTGCATGCGGATGAAGATTGCCTGTCCGTTACCGCTTCCGGGCAAGTTTGAGAACGTGATCGAAGTGACGTTTGCAGTAAGAGACAGGGAGAACAGATCGCCCAGCGATAGATCGATATTCACAACACCCGAAGAAATCGAAAGTGCCGTGACAACCTTGGAAGCCGTGGCACCGGTGGCGCCCGTGGCGCCAGTCGCGCCAGTTGACCCCGTTGCGCCTGTCGCGCCGGTTGCCCCAGTCGGACCCGTGGCGCCAATGACGCCCATTTGCAATGAGCCGCTACCGCTGATTACCTTCCATCCAGCTACATCCGTCCAAAACAAGGTGTAGCCTGATGGAATTGCTAACGTGACGAGGTTGTAGATCGTGCCATTGTTGTTGTAGCGAACCGTCACCGTGGCACTCGCGGTATCGGCGTTGAAGATGTTGAATGTCGTGATCTTTCGCTGCGTGCTGGCAGCCGGCGCCGCGACAGCCGTAACTGCTGTTGCTCCGTTCGTCGAAACTACCGTCTCCGCAGGGGCATAGCTCGTGGCAGTGATGTCCGTCCATGCAGTCGCGCACTTCAACTGAGTGGTCGCAACTGAGCCAGCGAGGACGACCTCCAGCGAGCGCGTAGTGGCGTCGAGGATCATCAGTACGCCCTCAGCACTGCGATGGCACGCACAGCGCTTAAGGATGTCGTGCTGATCGCTATGGGCGATACGCCAGTAACTCGACCCTCTGCGTCAACGGAGAATTGGGGGATATGTGAGGCATCCCCATAGGAGCCAGCCGTTACCCCGTTCGGCTTGAGCGTCGCCGAAATAGCTGGCGTCGTTGAGTTATAGGTGAAATGGATGTCGGTGCTATCGGAAAAAATGGAGCCCACGGCATCCTCTGCCCGCTTTGCCGTGAAATAGAGGTTGCCGCCCTCGATCACATCGTCCGTTGTCAGGTGTGATGGTGGCCCTCCACCTCCTCCCTGGATGATCGTGGTGTTCCCAGCCACCGTTTTTGTGGTCACCGGGACGTAGATGTTGAGTATTTCTCGAGGGTCGAGAACTCGACCTTGATACGTTAAATTGACGCCCAGCTCAGCACCGGCCGCATCCGTATCTATCGTGACGTAGCTTGCGGGTTTGCCGAAGATGGGGACGCGTGCACGGGCCATTCCAGAATTGGAATGGAACCAGGGAAATGGTCAAGGGTCGAAAACCGGAGTATGATTTTCGAATGCCGAAAGTCCCCAAATTTCGCACCTACGTCTGGAATGCGATCATGTATTGGGGCGTGCTCGTCGCTGGACGGGCTGCCGCAAATCACATGCAGATAACCTGGGAAAGTGTCGCGGTTATATCAGGGATTTTCGGTGGTATCGCCGCCTGCGTTTGGTGCGTTCTTTTCCTTCTCAGCCGTTATGGCGGCGAGTTGGGCCGCAAGCTGCTTACTCCGATTGGACCCGGAGCCGAGGGTCCGAAGTTGGAGCAAAATATTTCTTCCCTCGGGATCGACCATCGCAGCGGCAAGTTGCTTATTGGTCATGATTCCAGCCAATTTGCTGGCGCCAAGGGCGGCCAGTCCGGTCACTGAATGCGCGGCTGCGGCCGTCGCCGCCCGTCGCACATCTCCTTCCAAATTCGCACCCGTTCCGCTGAAATTGTAGCCCGTCTTATCCCCCAGTCTTAGGGCGGCATCGTAAGCATTCCGCAATTGGGCAAGCTCGTTCGGCTCAAGCAAGGACTGCGCCCATGCCTGTCCCTTCGGCGTATTCCCCTGCAGCGCTCTGACGAACGTGGTCGGCTGCATTGCCAGGGTATTTGCCCCCTGAGACGGAGCGGCATTGCGCGATTGCTCTAGCGCATCTTCAATCACTCGACGCTTGACTGCCTGCCATGCTTCTGGAGACGCGTCCTGCATCATGGTTTTCGTTACCGACACTTCGCTTGGAGTCATGGCCTTCACGCGTGCAACGATCTTCTCCGGAGGGATCGTATTGAAGTCATCTCCCGTCATCGTGCCCGTCACATCCTCGCCGAGAAGCTTACCTAAAGGCGATTTCTTCAAATAATCGATCTGACCGCTGAAATTGCGGTAGTTTTGGTTTGCCGTGCGCAGCATGTCACCGACAGGGCCGCCCAGCTTCTCTGCATTTGCATCCAGATCGTTGTCAATCGCCCCAAGAAGGTCGCGCGCGACTTTGCGATCGACGCCTTCACCACTGATCTTTGCTTGTCCACCAGCTACCTTGGAAAGGTAGGAACGCAGGCTCATTAGGCTATTGACATCGCCCAGCCCAGAATCGGACGTCTTGTTCGCAAATCGTGTCAATGCTTCCGCGCCTGGCGTGGCGATGTTTCCATTTTCTGTGGCGATATCGGAGAGCGCTGCACGGAGATTATCCGGTTCAATGAGTGGTCGACCGCCAATCTGTTGACGGATGGCTCCGTACTGCTGATCGGCTAGCGTCTTACGCTGCCCCTCGATATCGGCAATCTTGTTTTTGATCGCCGTACGGACAAGATCCCCCGTTTCCTCTGGACTACGAGCATTTTTGCTCGTGTTGTTGAGCATGCGGTTGATATAATCGTCGAGCGCTTGGGCAGCCTGATCATCATGAGCGAAAACAGTGTCTGCCGTGTCCTTTGACTGACGCAGTTTCTGCTCCATGGTCGTCAGACCTTTACTTCCCGTGCTCTGTCCGGGCGTGAATGGCACGCCAGTTTCTTGCGACAGCCGGTCGCTTTCCGTCATGAAGTCTTTTGCCGGTGAGGGCGCCGCGCCTTCCTGCGCCGCTTCGACCACCGGCTTCCCTGCGGCCATACGGAATGGAAGTTTTGCGGCATTGGCCAGAGCGCCAGTTATCTCCCCGGCTTGCTTTAGGCCACCTCCTACTACCGCGCCGAGAGCCGACCCCTCGCCGATCTGCTTTAGCTTTTCGGTCCCGAAATCGTTCGCATTTTCGACTGGTGTCACCGCGCCAGCGCCGGCACCCCCGATTGCGCCAGCCTTGATGGCCTGGATAGCTCTTCCAAGCCAATTTGCACTCTGGGCACCCCCACCACCAATGCCCCCGATGGGCGCCGTAAGCGCAGCGCTTCCAGCCAAGCTGCCCCATTGGCCAGGACTCGTATTCAGCAGAGGACGATCCATTCGCGCACTATCTGCGACATCCGTGTCAATACGATCTTTCCAGCCTGGATCAAAAGCAGATTGGACGACGGCCTCAGGCCCTACTAACCATGGATAATGCGCTACCAACTGCTCCGCACCCTGGGCTGTACTGTGCATGCCCTGCCCGATTGCGGCGATGAATTTGTCAGCCGTGGACATTCCATCCAATGGGCCAGTAGTGCTTGGCTGCGGCGCGCTCTGGACATCAGAAAGCTTGAGCGGAGCGCTTTGAACTACCTCGGAAAGCTTCATTGCACCAACTCCACATCGGGATCGCTGGGGTCACCACCCGTTACGCGATAGTGCTTTCCGCCGACAGAGATGATGTCTCCGACCTTATGGCCGCTCTGCATTAAATCAGAGATTGAGGTATTTGGACTGATATCCGATGAGCCCACTTGGATGCCACTACGTTGAGCGATTTTGTCAAATGCGCTATGTGCGTGTGGAGAAATAAAGTCCTTCTGCGCCGCAATCGTCCCCATGCCCTGCCGGTACTGATCTCCCAGTGCGTTGATCTTCGAATGTAGGAGTTCGTTGATCTGACCTGAAACCGCTTGCAACTGCTCAGGGGAGTTGGCGGCGTTGAGCGCAGAGCTCCACGTTTTAATATCCGATTCACTGCCACCGGTGCCGCGGTAGACGCGAGTCAATTCATCAACGAGCGCTTTTTTCGTCGCCTCGAACTGAGGAATGCGGGGATCGCCCATTGCGTTAGCGATCCAGTTCTTCGGTGCGTTCAGAGGCGTCAAAACACCACCGAAATTGTTCAGCTTTTGAGCGGAATCGCTCAAATCACCCAGATGGCCGCTAACCGTATTGAGCGCATTGATCGTTTGCGCCTCTTTACCCGAAGTAAACGCTTTGCGAGTTGCCGATCGCGCTTTGTAATTTGCCGCCTCGAAACTCGGATCGTAGCTGGCGACATTCGCCAGCATCTCCTGCCAGTAGGGCGATTTCAGCGCGGACCCGCTAGGGAAATCCATGCGTCCTTCGGCAAGCGCTTTCACCTGAGCAGCATCTGCCGGAGCAAGAGTTTTTAGGAAGTCGTCACCGTGAATGGTCGATGCCATCGCCTCAGCGAGCGGATTGGCTGCGCCAGCAGTCGCTGTTGGGCTGATAGTAGCTGTCCATTGACCCGGGCCGGCCGTCGGCTTGGCAGCTGCTTGGAAGTCAGCTCCGATACCAGCATCGTCCTTCCCGGCCTCAACCGCTTTGACGATCGCATCGCGCTGCTCGGGCGGAATATCGCCCGTTAGATCGAATTTGACGGGGCCACCAGGAGACTGCGAGGTGAAATGCGTTCCAGAATCCGGCGCAGCACCCATCATTGCTCCGCTGATCGTGGCCCCGTTTTTCGCAGCTTTCGCGAGATTGTCCACGCTCGCGGCATTTCTTTGTCCGATCAACGACTGGCCGATGGGAGTCGACGCGAATGACTGCGCATCCGCGGACGCATACGGATTCACAACGGTGCCGTCTTCAACGCGCGTTACCGCAAGCGGCTTCAACGTGGCCGCCGAAACAATCCGTGAGGCACCCAGGTCATTCCCAGACATTGCGGCCGTCAATGCGTTGTCTTGGGCGTCGTACTTTCTCTGCCCTTGAAGTGCCTCGTAGACCACGTTTGGATTGAATCCAGCACGAAGCGTTCCGCTCAAAATAGCGGCTGTTCTCTGGTCTATTCCGTTATTCGACAAAGTCTGCTCGTAGGAGTTCTGCGCATTGTTCTCTGCTTCCGCTTTGACGGACTGAGCAACACGTAAGCGCTCCTGAGCAAGGGCGTCTCGCATCCTCGAGCCCTGATAGGCGCCCTGCATCACAGCTTGCTGCTGGCGCAAGCCATTCCCTAACAGCGCGCTCGCAAGAGAAGCTCCCGTATTGTCGAGCGGATTGCTGTATCTCGCCTGCATTGCCGCGCCCAAAGAAGGCGAAGAATTCGGGAGATTTTCGTACAGAGCCATTCCGCGGTCCCCTAAATCAGTCCAGATGTGTCGGCGGACAAATCGGAATAATCCATCCCGCTATACGGGTACGAGCCGGATTTCGCCGCCTGTGCGGCCTTCAATGCCGCAAGAAAATTGGCGCTCCCAGATGAGCCGGAATAGACGCCCGCTCCAGCCTGCAACCCGCTACCCAGTAGGCCGATCCAGGGGTTTTGGCGAATCGATTGAAACTTAAGCGTATCCAGGTAATTCTGCCCCTGTAGCTTTCGGCCGAGCGCTCCCAAATCATTCGCGTAGTTGTCGATATTGACCGTGTTTGCCTGTCGCTCCAAGGTGGGCGCAGCCATTCCGGCCATGAGTCCAGCGGTCGTGTTGCCGTAGTTTGAGATGCCTTGCGCGGCATCCGCGCCGGCATTTTGATAAGCCTGCGATACGGCGCCAGCGGATTGCAACGGCTTCACTGATTGCGCCTGATTTGCCTTCAACTGCCCCGTAAGCGCCGCTGTCTGCTGCTGCAATTGAGGCTGATCTGTCAGCCTCGCTTGCTGCGAGATCATCTGGCCTGTACGCGCATCCGCCTGCCGTTGAATCGCAGACTGATCTCTAATCTGCTGCGCAAGTGTCTGATCCTGCTTTTTCGCGGTCTGCTGCTGATTATAATAATTCGCCCCGGCGCCAAGCGCCGACATCGCGAGAGGGATCCAGATTGCCTCAGTACCCATAGCTATAACCTCCACCACCATTCGAGCCAGGTCCGAACATCGGCGAGAAAATGGAGCCGTACCCGTACAGCATGGCTTGCTGCTGCGCCTTTTGGTTCTGGCTATTTGAATAGATGTTCGCGAAGTTATCGAACAGACCACCTAACTGCTGCGCCTGAGCCGTTCCCTGGGCAGATTGCAAATTGCTTTGCAGGCCCTGGGTGGCCATCTGCGATGATGTCGACGTGTCCGCGCCAGTCTGCGCCATGCCAAGCAATTGCATTCGCGTGCTTTCATCTGAATTCATCAGATTTGCTTTTGCCTGCTGGCCGTACTGAGACGCTTGAAGCAAGCCTTTCTGATAAGCCTGTCCAAGCTGACCACCCTCGGCCGCCTGCTGGCTACCACCAGCAAGACCTTGTCGCGCGAGCGCGAACTTTAGATTGCGCTGCTGAATGGTATTCTGGCGATTGAGGTCGTTGGTGTAATACTGCGTCGTATCGGATGCGAGTTTGTCGTACTGAGAGGTTCGCGATGGGTCGGAGAAAATCTTATTGATTGCCGAGGTCGACGCAGCGATCTGCGCCTGGCGCTCCTGCTCGGCTTGATTTGCTGCATTCTGTGCCGAATTGTCACTCGATCCGCCCATCAGGCTACCCTCGAAAAAAGCGCTACGTCTTGGCCTTGAAGGCCATAAGCGCGCCACGTCCCCTCACGCACTAGCTTCAATCCCCGCTCGTACCACTCGATTGCGCGCGCGCGCGAAGCAAGGCAGTTCGTTTGCAAGCGACGAGCGCCCGCTTCGAACAAACCGTCCGCGACCCACCGGGATGCCTTTGTGATCGAGCGCCACCCATCTTTCCAGCCATCGCACGAACCAACCATCCATGACTGCCAAACACCTGGCAGCACTTCATGGTAGCCACCCGCGCACGCTGGGAAGCCATCGGGCCCGAGCAGCGTGAATTTCAAGCCAGGCGTATTCATGAAACCGACAGCCGCGGCTTCGTGATCGAACGTCTGCGCAGGCACGAATGCAAGGTATTGCTCGATCTCATCCGGACGCATGCGCTCACAGAGATAGAGCAAGTGCGCTGGACGGCAAGCAATTAGATTTGACGGCGGATCGGCTCGCATACGCGCAGCGTTCCATAGTTATATCAATGGTCAAGGGTCATGCGGTCGGGCGCGAATCCCTCAGATACATCGTCACGGCGTACAACGCCCATTTACTCGCACTTGAAAACGTTACCTTGAACGAGAACGAAGGCACGAATAAGGTCAATGGGATAAATACCCCTGGGACCGTATCTGGAATTGTCGAATACACCGCCGTGAATGCCGATGTGTTCGACTCGTCGTAGCCGATCGACACGTCCGCGAGAAGTTGCGAGGAAGCCGTCATATCGAAGCCGACCATCAGCTTCGAAAGTCCAGGTTGCCCCATATCAAGCCAAGGCCATTGGATCGTTGAGGTGAACTCGGAAAATTTCGGCGAATTACCAACGTAGTCGCCTAGCGCACTCTGATCGACGGCGAGCACATCATCGCCAGAGCGGATGTACAGCGTACCGGCGTCTTGGGCAAACGCATCGATTTGGAATGGAAACGTATACCTGCTCCACGCCCCAACTTCGCCGGTTCGGCTCAATGTGTAAACAAATACCGTAGTGTCAGTCATGACGGAGTGAACTCGAATTGCAAGCGATTGCCTCGGTTCATGCCAAGCTTGGAAAAATTCAGTCCCGTGGGGATTGTGGCTTGCACGTACTCCATACCCCACCGATCACGCTGCATACGCGTGCACAACGTCTGACCATTCATGTAAGCAAGAATCATGTCATTCGAGCCCACCAGCGTCTCCAGCGCGCGCTTGTCGTCCATCGCCACATGAGGGTGTGAATAGGAACCCGGGAATGACCTGAAAACCTGCGCATGCGCAATCGGGTCATACCACCATAAGTTCATCACGCCAGCTTGCATGAACGCCACACAAGGGTTCATGTTCTGATCGAACGTACCGGATATTTCCGTTGTTCCGGCCTGAGTGAATAGTACGATCGGGCCGCCAGTCGATGGCGCAGAAACGCTGACCGTTCCGGTTGACGTATCCAAAGTAAACGTCCACACCTGAACTTGCAGCCCCTGCGACGAATCCTGTAGCGCAACTCCACCTAGCTCGTAGTCGAGCGTCGCACTTATGGCCAGATCGTCTGGTGGCAGAAGTAAGGCGTACTGCGGACTCGTCGATAGAATGTTCTGCGGCATCATAGCGGGTGATTCGCCCATGACACGCGGGTAACAAACGTCAATTGCTGTGTGTTTGTCTTGTCGATCGGAGGCGAAATTCCCATTTGGACGGAACCTAAGGTAGTTCCAACAACGTAAGACTGAATACCAGTGATCGCCGTGTTGATGACGGACGATGCCGTTAAATCGACGTAGTAATTTCCATTTGTATATGACGACAAAGTCGATGATAAAGCGCCAATGCTTGTCCCAGACGGAATTGAGGTGATGGGCTGTATTACTGACTGAAACCAGGATGGATTTCCTCCGGAAGAATAGAATCCGGCTTTTGCACCGATGTTCACGGTGCCGGAATTGGTAACCATCGCAGCACGGATCGTGATGGTGTATGACGTACTGTTGATAGTCACCGTTGCTGTGGCATCGCTCGCGGGAGGGTAATAGCGAAGTTCATAGGTGACGTTTAGGTATTCGTCGCCCAAAACCGTAATAGTCGTTGGACTTCCCAAACCGTCGAGAATCAGCTGACGAGAAAAAAGTTTCCCATCATTCGCAGTACTTGCTCCCACGCCAACTTCTGAAAAGTTGTGCGCAACATTACCAAGCGCGGCAGGCGTGAACTGCCATGTTTTTATGTTTGAAATGTAGTACGGAGGACTTGATTGTGCGGTGATTGTGTTGCTAATCACGTTCGTAGTTCCAGCAACGTACGAATCGAGTCCGGTTTGGGTCGCTACTGGCGTCGAACTCCCTAGACCAACTTGGCAGGCACCATTGATTGAGCCTAGCGAACCAAGAAGATCAAGCCCATTGGTGAGGACGAGGTTGTTGAACCATCCTGTGCTGCAGCGTAATTCGCCATCCTGCCCTAAGACATCAAGCTTATATCGGCCGCCAATGCCAAATTTGAGATGGATATTCGGTTCCGTCATGATCTTGACCCTCAGAAAAACGATGCATCCCCGGGAACGCCGGGGAATGCAATCCAGTACTGACCAGCGGCTGGGTAGTAAGTCGCCAATGGAACGACATCAGAACTCAGGGCAGAAATTGCGCCCTGCACGAGCGTATCGATCGGTACGCCAACATCGCCCGCCTCAAGATTTCCCGAGCCGCCTGATATTCCCATCGAGCGAACGCCGAGCGCCGACAAGAAGAAAAGATCGTTAGAAATGGGAGACAGCGCTTTGTGGTACACCGAGCCTACGGGGATGGCATCGAGAAGAGCCGCATTTGCAGGGTCTTCGTCGACCTGCCACATCTGGAACCCGTTGGCATTGAACGCCACGAGGTTGGACCGATACAGCCCAAGAGCTTGTACGGGAGTGTTCCCATAGTTCTGCAGCCCATAAGGCAGGAATCCCGCATCAGCCGTCGACGTCCAATCGGTCGCATCCGATGTTGCAGAGAATCGAATGACGTCATTGTCCGCGGCGTAGACTTTTGATGCGGCGATGGCCACATACTTCGTTTGCGGACAATTCGAATCGGAGATCTTTGGCGTGGTGCACGTCCACACAACGTCTCCATCCGTGACCGTCTGGCCCACAATGGTCGGCCATGCTGGTTCTGTCGCCGCCGAATCCATCAGTGGAGATGCTGTCCACTGCACTTTCGTCATGGCGCCGGCGGTCCATGTCACACCACCATCGACGACCGTAGCGCCCACTGTCGTTGGCCAGTTCGGCTCAGTTGCTCCCGACTTCGCCGCCGCGGCTTGAGTCGCCGTATATATAAGCGGAGTAGCGGCCGTAGGAATTGTGTAGTTCCATGAGAACGAGTCACATCCCAGGGCACTCACGCCGCTAACGTTCTTGCCGTTGGCCCCAATGGCCGCAAACGCTGCCCCAGCCGGCGCGGAAGCTGTGACCGTTGAGCGCTCCCAGGTGTGTCCATGCTTGGTGGCGATCACATTGCCATCGGAGCGAGACAGGAATGTCTTGCTGCTGTCGTACCAGTAAATGGAAACCGAACAGGTGGCGTCATTGTCAGACGCAAGACCATGCAATACCTGGCATGTCGCGGTGATGCTCTGCCCAACAGACACCGGTACCTGATTGGTGTTAACCAGTGGAATATCGGTGCCTGCATACTTGCTTAGGTCAGCTTTGCCGATCGAGCCACCGTATCCTTGGTCGCTATTCCATACCCATCCTGCACTGGCATTCCAGCCGTTGAGTTTGTCGGCGAAATTCGCGTTCGCCGGAGACGGGCTCGCCGTGACTTGCACCACCGTGGGCACAACGGTCGCGCCAGGCGCGTAGGTAGTTCCGGGCAGCCAAGTGTCGGTCATGGGTTTAGCGTCGGCGTGCGAGTGCCCGTGCCGCCAATGGGTGACCGCGGTGGTGCGGTGCCGCCTGGATTGTTATATCCATCAGGCGGTGGCGGGGCTGTCGTTGGCGGCGCGGCGGGAGGCGACGGTGTGCCGTCAGACTCAGCAAATTCATTCACGGTCGCACCGTTGAGCTTCGGCCAGTCCGGCTCAACGCTTCCGCTGGACGGATTGCTACCTGACGTACTTGTGACGGTGTACTTGAACCCGTTCGCCGTCGTTGGCTGCACGACATCGTTTACAGCGCGTTTTACCCCAGGAGCCCAGGCCACGGGTGAAACCTTGGGAGTCGCCTTGTAGTAGTAGCCATTCGGCGTCGTCGGCTGTACGACATCGCCGTCAAGGTATTCGTGGTTCGGACTCCACTTCGAAGGATTCCGTAGGTAATAGTGGAAAATCTGCCCGTCATCGAATTCGGCTACGACATACAAGTAGCCCATGAATGGCGCCGAAAAGTGAATCGCCGTGATCTGCCCCACGAATTCCGGATCTGGATGGCGTAGCACGTCGACGGCATAGGCGACCTTCGGCACCGGTGGGCCAGAAGGCGTCCCCACTCCTATATCAATGAACGTTAGCGAGCCTGCAACAAATTGCATCTGCAACTCATTGTTCGGCGTCCGTCCGTAGATCGCGTATTGAAGTGCGCCCGGAACTGCCACCCAGGACACGAGATTCTTCGATCCAGCTGCCACATTCACGACGATGGGATCGGATGCCGGCCCTTCTCCCCAGAAACTAATCGCCGTAACTCGATAAGAGTACGAGCCCGCGATGAGCGAGCCACCAGCGCTCGGCGTCACGCTGACACTAGGCGCAGGAAGAATGTACCCAAACGACAACGGATCGGTGCCAGAGGTGAACGTATGCAGCGTCCCATCGAACGCGCATAACCCCTTGGTATTTGGCGGCAGAGTGAACTTGAAGGTCGTCCCGGGACGTTGGGCTGGAGCCTTCGATGGGAGGATGTAGCCGTTTTCGAGATCGTACAATGTCGCTGGAGACGCACCGCCACGAACACGCATGCGGCTCATACCGGCAGATGCGGTCGTCAGTGACACGGGCCGAAGGGCGTTGTTGCCTTGCGCCGTCATACGCGCACTGGCAGCGACATGGGAAGCGGTCGTTGATCGCCTCCAGGGAAATAGCGCGCGCCGGCGTGCGATCCAGCAACGAGATCGCCAACGTATTCCCGAGCTCGTAAAACAGCGGCCTGCGCATCCGCTTGCTTATAGATCGTTTTCGCATCTCCCAGCGCGGTCAGATAGATCGCCTGCCAGTCGATGGTTGTCAGATCGTTGTCAGCCTCAAATGGCAGCAAGCAATAGAACGCCTTGATGCGCAGCAGCCAACCGACAATCGGCGTTGGCCACAACTCGATACACGATCGAATCTCGTAGTGTGTGGTTGGGCCCGTTTGAATGGCGTTGTACATTTCAGGGACGATTCCGCGGCGCAGCGGACGCCAGTTGTTGTCGCCGCACGATGTCCATGCCCCCTGGACCCAGCGCGGGTCCATCACGAGCGTGCAAGGCGGCGTTGCCGTCTGTTCGTCGTTCTCGTCGATGTCATAGAAGCGCTGTCCGGCCCCCAATGTCCATGTGAACCAGCGTTCCATCCGGAAAATGTTGTAGGTGCGAAACAATCGCTCCTGCGCATCCTTCAAGAGGCGATTCACGACCGTGGTCGCATTCGGTGGCTGCCGATTGACGGCATCGGCGAGGTATTTTTTCGTTTGTTCGAAATATGAGCCAGCGTCAGGCTGGCTTAGATGCTCTTTTGCCTTCCCAATGGCCAGATTAAGGACTGGCGTATAGTCCAGAACGGTTTCGTCCGATCCATTTACTAGCAAAGGAGGTGCCGTCGCGTTTCCCTTGTTCAACTCAAGATCGCGCCACAAGTCCTGCTGCGCCATGTTGAGGAACTGAGACAGCGTTCCATAGGTTCCGGGAGGCAAATTTATGCCCAGTGCGCCGAAACCCAACGCTGGTGCCATATCGAGAACGAGATCATTCAACGCACGCGTCACTGTGATAGACAGCGGATCGATAAAGCCGAGTCCGTCGAACATCTTCTGACGAAGCGCGGAGAGAGGCTGTGGTGTGTAATCTCTGCTCATTGAAGGGTCGCCGACACAAGGCCAAAACCGATGTCAAGCGCCTCTGCCTTCATCGTGTAAGTGATCACGATGTCACGCAGAGATGCCGATTGAAGATTGAATGCGGCATCCAATGCCTCCGGATGCGCGCCCTGGTAGTCATGCACAACATTCCTCAATGTCGCACTCTGCATGGAGTAGGAAACATCCATCGCTTCGGGTTTCATCGTGCAGGAGTGCACAAGTTCACGAAGCGCCGCGCTATGGAGGGTGAAAAACGCATCGAGAGCTTCGATGTGCTTGAACTGCACATCGCCCTTTTGCAAACCGAATGCCGTCTGCAGTCCGTCCAACACTTCAACTGGATAGGGTCGACTCGTCAGGTAGTACAACGATGTCATCACCGCGGACGTGAGAGAAAACCCAACGCTAAGAGCCTCTGGATCCATTACGCCATCCCATCTAGCGCGAGGAATGGGGCATTCGCAATCAATGTCGAGATGTAGCCCAGAAAGCGGAGTGTTGGGTGGAGTCGTTCCGGATGGCGGATTGGTGCTAAGCGACGTCCCAGCAAGATGAGCCTGTGGCGTCAACGTTCCCGCAGGATCAAGCCCGAGACGAAGACCGCCAAGTGGAGTGATCGGAGGAACCGGTACATCTTGATTGAGCGTTAGTCCCACACATACCCCGATGAAAAAAGGGCCGGGCGAACCCGGCCCATATGGCTACGCTGCGACTTTCTGAGGCGTGATGTACCGCGACAAGGCGCCATAATCGCGAAACGTTTCTCGCACCGGATTGACCAGGGCATTTCGGCCTTCGTCGAAGTAGTCGGGATAGGTGCGCATGAGACGGTCGTACTCTTCCTCGACGTTGACGTCCTTGGCAGAGGCGTTTTTCGTGCCGAGCACATGCACGTTCGCATCGCCGTGAATCTGGCGAAGGACATGCGCCTCGTATTCCGGCACTTCTTTGACGATCTTGAGCGCCGCGCCGCGTTCGATCTGGACGGTTTGAATTTCCATGAAATTCCTTTAGTCGATGAGAAGAATGCCTGCCGTCGCTGTCTTGATGTAGTTCGGCAGAGTGACCTCGACGAACGAGTTCGCCGGAACAGTAGCCAGCGCCGTGTAAGACACCACGTTGTCTGGCGACTGCGTCAGCGCGATTGGCGAGGCGGTCGGGTTGAACGCCAGGACATTGCGGCCAGAAACGAACGGTGTTGCACCACCGCCGACGCCAGGGCCGAGATTGATGGCAGTGGTGACACCAAGAGTGAAAAGCTTTGCCATGGTCGTGTCCTCAGGCGATGGAAAGAACAGCCATCGAATTGCGCTTTTTGACCGTCAGCCCATAGTCGGCGGTGAGGCCAAAATAATGGGTATAGCGGTCATAGACGCGATCGGGCTTGCGGTTGATGAGCCAGCGGCCCTTATTCGGGCGCAGGACCATGTGCTTGGACTGCAGGAAATAGCAGCGCTTGGCCCAGCCCGGCGTCGTCGAGTCGAGCACATCGAACGTCGGATCCCACATGAGCTCGACGCCCTTAAAGTACAGGCCGCTCGTGCCACCACTGGTGTCGGTCGAGGCATCGATGTTCGTGTTCTTGCCGCTGCCGAGGATGATTTGACGGTTCACCGTCGAGAGCGCATCTTTGCGGTAGGCATCAAGGAACGCCGAGCCGACAAAGATCGCATCCGGCGACATACCGCCGTAGGTCATGCATTTGCGCCACTGAACTTCCATGGCCTGCACCAACGTGCCGGCCGTGCCAGTGTTGATGCCGATGGAGGCGTTGTTCTGCCAGTAGGCATTGATCGACTGATCGATGCCGCCGACGACCGTTGCCGACGTCGGCGTGGTCGAAACCAGTAGATCGAGGCCCGGGCACGACTTCGTCGACGCCGTACCGTCCTTGTGGATTTCGAGATCCCAGTTCTGCTGGAAACCGTCCTTCAAGGTTGCGTAGTTTTCCTTGAGGCGGTTGACGATCTGGATTTGCTCGGCCTCGGTGAGGACGGCATTCTTATCGTCGGTCAGCACGATGCCGTTGTCGGCCATGTCGGTTTCGTTGACCGCAAAGCCGTCATGGGCTTCGTAGTGCTGGAATGGCGCAAGACGAACGGTGTCCTTGGTGTTGTAGGTCACCTGGTCGTCGCGCGTGTAGTTCTGATAGTTCGAGTTGTTCGAAATGCGCACCTTCTCGTTGAAGATGCCATTACCGAACACGGATTCCTGCTTGTTCTTGATGAGCCACTGCGCGAACGGGCGCGCGGTCGTGAACTGATCGACCGGATCGTTTTTCGCATAGCTGTTGAGCTGATAGTTGGCGCCTGCGGCCAACTGGGCGGAAGTGATGGGCACTGTTATGTCCTCGAAGTAGGAAAGGTCACAGCCGATTGGCTGATTTCTTCCCGCGTTCGTGGACACGACCCCACTTACGATGCTACGGAGCGCGACTTCCGCTTACGCTTGCGCGGTGCGGATTGTCAGTCCGCACGCGCAAGATGCACGATCTCGAAAGATGGTCAAGGGTTCAACGAATTGAAGCGACGCCCATGGAAAAGGCTTCCATGTCGTCCTTCGGCTGACGTATTTGGGCGTTCGTTGCTCCGGTGGGGCGCAGCGGCACGGCTTCAACAGTGGGCTTTTGACCAGCGGCCGGCGCCGGCGCAGAAGCAATCGATGGAAGTGCCAAATACGCACGCTGAGCAGCAGCCGCCCATTCGCTCGGATGCATCGTTTGCTGGATAACCTGCAAAGTTGGCTGCAAGTAGGCCATTTTCTGGGAGAACGCCGGGTCAGAAGCCTGGAATCGCGCACCAACAGCTCGCAAGTCGCCCATGGCCTGCTCGTTAGCCTGCTGAAACTGCTGCTGACGCTGAAATTCGGCCTGTTGGCGCTGTGTAAGCTCACTGCTTCGCGCCGCATGTTCACGCTGCTGCACGATTTCTAGCGCGCGCTGACGCGTCAGCTCACCTTTGCCGACTTCCTCGGCCAAATCGCGGTGCTTGTCGAGCGGATCGAAGACGCCAGGGACTTCTTTGCCTATCCTCTGACCGAGCCATTTCATTTCAGCCAGCATGGCGTCGTAGACGAGTACCATTTTCTGCGGATCGCCGCTGTTGATCGCAGACAAGTAGTTCATCACGCGCCCGAATTGATCCGGCGTGGCACCTGTCGAAGCAATCGCGGTCTGCCATTCATCTGCTTTCGCAGCTTTTGCAGAAATCTCGTCGAAAGCCTGCTGTGTCGGTCGAGCCGACAATTCACGAAAGCGCGCCGCGGATTTTTCTTTCAACCCGAGGGCGTTTACTTCGGCTTCGATTTCAGCCTTCTGCCGATCCTCGTCCGAAAGGTCTTCATCTTCCTGCGCAGGAACGACTGGCACCGCAGGCGAAGCTGCTTGCGTAGCGTCCGTTTTGGCTTCTCCTGCGGGCGCCGGAGCGTCCGCGCCGCTCGCCTCTGCGACTCCGCGCGCAAATGCATCAACATCGCTTTCGGGAGCCGGCGCAGGAGCAGGCGCATCGACGGCAGGAGCGGCAGCAGATTGGGTGGTGTTGGTAGTATCAGCTTGGACGGTGTCCATTGGAAATCCTTTGCGTGAAAAATTGTGGCCCGACGCCTACAGATCGCGGGTCGCGATAGGCTTCATTGATTCCGCATTTCGAGCAGTGCAAATGACGAACAGCACCCCATTCAGACGAGTGCGTTGTCTGCCAGCGGTGCTCGCATTCAATTTGGGCGATGTCCATCGATCATCCCATTGTGTGGAACTGGTAAGAGGTTTGCGCCGCCTTGTGATGGCGGAATTGGAATGGCTGCGCCAGATGGTTCGGGCATTAGCTGCGCCGGCATCTGAGGCATCGGGCCTGGTTGTTCGGCCGGCACCGGTGGCAGGAAACGTGACGGATCAAGACGATCGCCGGTACGGTTGAGCGTCTCGGCGACCAGCTCCTGAATACCATCCGCGATATCGCTCGGGGCCGACTGACGTAGCTGACCGACCTGCATGATAGCGTTCTGCAGAACTGGCATAGTCGCTGCCCACGACTGCTGCTGCGCCGTGGTATCAGGCTTGCCTGACGAGCCGCCCTTCACTGAAACGGTGAGCAGGACAGATAGACCATCAATCGTGATTCCTTCCGGCCAAAATGCCCATGGTCCGGCGATTTCCTCGACGTCTTTGCGGTCCATCTTCTGTAACGAGACTTCGGCCGTGTATTGCGCCAGATCGTCCATCAAAGAATCGATGCAGTCGCGCATGTAGCTCGTGCGCGCGTTGGTACCGGTTTGCTGAATCTCGGCTTCGGTGGCCGTCTTGGCGGTGCGCACGGAGGCGGCCAAAGCTTCTTGAATGCCCCACGACATTTCCAACATCGCCCGCGTTGGCCGATCGTCGTAGAGATTGATGTCGATCGGTGGATAGGCAATCGCGGCGATAGCGTTCGCTATGGGTTCGCCTTGACGGGAAGGATGCAGGCCAACCATCTCACCAATCGCGCCCATCTCGAGTTTTTTAGCCTGACTGGCATCGAGCAGCGTGGCATCAAATCCCGTCTTCGGAATCGCTCGACGACGGTGCTCGGCGCGATTCGAATAGATGCGGTTCATGTCATCTAGCAGATGACGAGTGCGCGAGATCATGGACTGCGGATGCCGCTCACCATCGACACGAAGCATCGATAGTGCAAAGAACGGATAGAACCGAGTCGTTCCCGGATCCGGCGCATAGGTTGGCTTGGCGTACTTCTCCAGACCCTCCACCAGTGTCAGGACGGAATTCGCATCCTTGTTCCAAACCTCCCATACGCAAACCGAACCATCGCCCGTTTGATTGCTGCTCGTAAGCGACGATCCCGCAGCACCGCTGCGATACGAATCGGCGTCGACATCAGAGACATTCGCCAGAGGGCCAATGTCCTTTCGATCGGTATTGTCAGATGGTTTCTGCTGAAAATAGATGTTCGCCTTGCTTAGGTCTTCCTCAACGGTAGGAAACGCCGCACGGGCATCATTCAATGTCATGAACGTGCGATGCGCGATCCACGGCGCATCGCGATAGCCTTCGAGCGTTCCAACCTGCGGCGCAACCTGGATGTCTTCGGCATTGATGAAATCGATCGCCATACCGCGGGCGACAATCACCTCAACCCTGGCCTGCAGCCCTTCCATTTGCTGCTGCAGGCTGGCGCGCAGTTCGTCGGTGTTGTTTCCGCCATCCTCGATTTCCTCTTGGGTCGCTGCGATGCGCTCCAAGTTGTCCTGCATGTCGCTCAGCTGAGACTGGATGATCGGGTCTTTGCCCATCCGCTGCTGCCAACTGGCCTTGAGCCAGCCGATGCCAACCGAAAGGCATGAGCCGACCAACGGTTGCCCCTGAGCCTTAAGCCTTCCCTGCTTCCACAAACGCTCAATGACGATCTCTAGCGTCTGCCCAAGTTGCTTGGCGTCGTCTTGCCGCTGACGGTAAGGCGCAAGAATCTTCTTGGCCGCCTGTCGAACTGCCTGATCGATCCAGCCTTGTATCGCGGCTTGAGCCGCCTGCTCCGGAGGGACTGTCGGCTGCGGCGGGCTTGTCTTTGGAACGCCGTGTGTCAGCGCCTGACCCACACCAACGAGCGTGGCTTGGGCATTCGCGGTGGCGGCAGACGCTGCCGCTTGTTGCCCTACCTGCTGCATCATCGCCTGGGCTTGCGGATCGGACATGACCTGAGCCCGCGCCATCTCCATGATCTCGGCCATCGGCGGCGGATTGGTCGCGTCCGCCGGCATGATGTCCAAATCAGGGTCGCGCGCGTACAGAAACGACTTAAGGATATCGATGTACGTGCCAGCAATGGGAATACTGACCTCGAACTGGCCAGCGTCGCCTCGCGCATAGCGCCGGTCCAGCGCATACTGCTTACGTGCAGCCTTATCGAACTCACGAGCCTCGTTGATGCGCTTTAGCCATGCTTTGACGTCCGCACATTCCTGCGCGTTGTAGTCCGGCTTGTCCTCCATTGCCGCCTGCATGAACTGGTCAGCGTCGGTAGGCTGCGCGAGGTATTCTTCTGGGGTACTCACCGGTAGAACCTCCGACGCTCGTCTTCTTCCTGCGATTCGCTATAGCGAATCGACTCGATATGCCTGCGCGTGAACGGAACAATGGGCGCATCGTCCTTTTTCTCGGGCTTACGAGCGTTCGCCATCATGTCTAGGCCGCGGGCAAGCAGACTGCACACGTCCACCATGTCGTCGGTTCGGCCATCCTCACCAGTGAAGCTGCAAAGCTGGTTCACCAGACGTGTCGCCCATTCAGTCTTCGGCAACAAAACGGCGCCAGCGGATGCACGTGCAGCGAAGCCAAGCGCTCGCTCTGCCTTGTTGCCGGCGGATGCCAGTGGTTCGCGCAAGATGAAAGTGTCACGCTCGCGCAAACGCTTAGAGATCGCGCCATCGACAGCGCGCAGGATCACGCCTTTTTCCTCGAACCACAGTTGCGGCTTGTTACGGCGAATCAGGCCAACCGCTGCCTCGATCCATGTCTCCGGCGCCGTCTGTCCGCTCCACCAGTCGACGAAGTACAGGTCGCCCTGATCGTCTAAGGCGGCAATGCCGTGCTCCGTCCAATCGCCGCCATCCTCACTGACGGCGTAGTCGCTTGCCATGTAAACGGACAGGCGCTCAGGAAGCGTGTCGTAGAACTTGAACCAGTGGCGTTTGAACAACAGGCCAGCAAGCGATCGGCACTTACCCTCCCAAACGTGCCGGTAGAGGTCGTCGTTCAGCGCTTTGAGCGCAAGACGCTCGGCCTCTAGCTCTGGCGGGAACCAGGGGTTATCTGCATAGCTCACGTCGATCACGAGCGCATCAGCGCGCTTCGCGATATCGGCGTGAACGTAATCCTCTTCGAGCCTCGGGTTGTAACTCCACCAAATCTCTGATTGTTCTCCACGAGAGCGCGCGGCATCACTACCGCGAATCGTGGGGATCAAAATATTTGCGGAATGCTGGCTAACGGTCTGCGCTTCCTCCACCCAGCAGATATCCACACCCTCATACGATTTGATGGAATCCGACGTGTGATCTTGCAGGCCGGTGAATAGGAATTCCGTCCCATTCGCTCCCTTGATCGTGGTCGCCTGAATATCGTAGAAGGCAGACAGGCCCATCGCCTCGATCTGGTCGGATAACAGTTTGTGAACGGAGTCCTTGATCGACTTCTGCACTTCGCGAGCGCATAAGATGCGCAACTTCGTTTCAGCGCCCCTAAGAAGCAGTAGGCGCGCTATGCACCAGGACTTGCCACCCCCACGGCCACCACGGGCAACCTTGTGCCGTCTACGTTCCGCGTGGAACGGACGCATGACCGGCAGCAGACGAATCGGCTCGTTCGCGCCGTCTGCCATTACGGCCCCCAGTTGACTTTCAGGGCATGCTGAATCGGACCGCCGTCACCACCCGTCAGAACGCGAGGCACAACTTTGCCGATCAGGGTAAGGAATGCCGTTGGGTTCTCTCTTGCCTGCTTTGCCAAGTATTGGCGGCCGCCAACATCAGACAGCGCGCCCTCGATCATGTCTTTGATCGCCGCGTTATCCTTGTTTGGCTTGCCCTTACGCGAGCCACCCCCGGTTTTAATCCCTTTCGCCATGGCAGTTATGACACTCTGCGATTAGGAACCGTCATCGCCACCGGTCGTCTGACCGAGCACGACATTGGCTTTGCGATCGATGGTGGCTTTCTGGCCCGGAGTGATGGACTTGCCGACCTGCTGCGATGCGCGTGCCTTCGCGTTTGCCGCGTGAGCTTTGTCTGGCATCGGGTATTTGCGCTTATCGGCCAATCCAAACATGGCGTCCGAGAGCGCGTTGCGGCCTTTCGATGTGAGCGTACTCATGCGCAGACAGTGCACGAGTTACGCGAATGGTCAAGGGTCAAGCGGCGGTTAGGAACTCTTCCAGGAACGCGCAGATGTCGGCTTGTATTTGCTCTGTGGTGGGGAATACCGGCGATCCGCTCGCGTACAGTCCGATGACCATTTTAGGACAGCGCCGGATCCACAATTGCGTTGTTGCGGCTTCCTCGGAAAGAAGATAGATGAACCGATCCGAGTCTGCCAACACGTAGGCTCCACATTGCGTGCGATCACGTATCCCACGGATCCGGCGTACAAGGTCAGCCGCAAATTGCCCAGCAGACTCATCGCTGAATTGCCCGATAGACTTGAGGCGCTTATCCGACCAGCGATTGGGCGCCTTCATGCGGCTTTTGCTCCAAAGATGGCCAGAGCCTCGTCTACGTTCTTGACCACAAAAATGGCGCAGCCTGCGCTCGTGACCTTTTGGTGCAGCTTTTCTTGCGCTGCGGTCAATCTACGCTTGCTCGGACTCTTCTTACCATCCTTGACCTCGATCGCGGTCCAATTCCCACGGAACCCTACCCACAAATCGGGATTCCCATCCCCTACGCTGCCGTTATCCAGTACCACAGCGCCAATGCCGAGAAGCGCTTCTACAACCTCCGCGTGATTCGCATCTCTACGGGCTGCTCGGCGGAAGGTCATTTTGTGCGCTCTCCCACAATGGTTCCTCCGCCAGGAAGTGCATGCAGGTATCGCCCCTCAGTCGTAACTCGTGGCTCGAGCAAGCAGCTGCGCTGTCCCCGGAACCGCGGCCACACCATGACCGGCGCATGGATCAGACCGAAATCACCCATCAGTTCCAGGTGCGGAATCCTACCGGCCGCCGTGTCTGTGAAGCCGTATGCTGTTCGTGTTCTTTCGCTGTCGTTCACGCCGCCTTTCTCCCCTGTTCGCCTCCGAATTTGACGCCATGCTCCGCGCCGAACCACAGCGCGAACTCGATCAATTCAATCATTTGAGGAATAGACATGCGGCGGGTTCGAACTCCCAGCATGACGAAACCACCGCCTATTCCGGCCGCAACACGCTGATGCTTCTTGAGCCCGGCGGTGCAGATGTCCTTCCAGTCTTCTTTCTCAAGCCATTCCATCTTGCCGTCGACCGGCCACTGGACTTGCTCAGCGATATCGGTCAGAACGGCCCACATCTTGTCGTTTTGCTCAAGTGTCCGAGTCGACACCAGTTCTTCAATGCGCACTCGAACCGCTTTGCCGATTTCTAAGAATCGGCAGGCGAACTTCCAGGCCGCCGCCATGCGATCGCGCGCATTGCTTGGCTGCAGAATGAATATTTCAGTCATTCGACCACCTCAAGATATCCCTGGCGCCAAAGCTCGGTGAACGTTCGCTCGTAGCCGCGGTTCCAGATTTCCACCTTTTCCTCTCGCGTGAACATATGGCCCTGATCGAGCTCGCGATGACAGGGGCGGCAGCCGGATGCGAAGAAGTGATCGTGAGCCTTGATGCCCGCGCCCTTCCCGTGTCGCGATTGATTGCTGTGGCACGGCTCGCCACGACCGCCCTCGCACACGCCTTCAATCTGCAGCGTGCAATCGATGCGATATGCCAGATCAAGCAGAGAGCGGTTGCGGTAGTTCACTCGAACGCCTCGCAGCAGATGACTTTCAGCTTCCGCTTTGGCTCCTGCGATGTCAGGTGATAACCACCGCAGCCCTTGCAGAAATAGAATCGACGCTCGCGGCGATGGCCTACGCGATGCATCCGCGCCCCCGCAAGCGCCAGCATGGCTTCGACACGATTGGGATATAGGCGCTTGCCACAAGATGTTTTCATGGGGCAGCCTCATCGTTACCTGAGCCTTCCCCAAGAATGGCCGCCAACTGAGCGCATGCAGCACGCGCAACCTCTGGGTCACACGCCTTGCGTGGCTCTGGTTCCTTGGCTTCGATCAACGCTGATGGTTCAGCGAGATACTCGCCACCACGCATGATGTGGTCGCGCGCAACTTCGTACGCATCACGCAGGAGCTTGTCAGCAATCGATTGCTCAGCGCGTGCGAATCTCCATCCATCCAGATACGACCAGACGAGCCGAACGAATGCACTGGGAAGTTTTTCGCTGAGATCTCGGCGGACCTGTGCAAACGACGGAATTCCATAGCACATCGCGCGAAAGCGCGGGGCACTGGGAGGGAAATCCGAACCCATAGCCAGCGCCTCCCGCATGCCGTGGGCGACTTGCGCCGACGTCACTCCGGATAGTGCCGTCGCCCACGTGTCTGCTGCCACGCCAGCAGGCTCGGCGCCATACTGCGATGCCCACGCATGACCGTAGAGAGCGCCCATGCGCAGCCAGAAGTTATCCAGCAACGCCTGTGATGGCTTCGCGCTCTCCGGCCTCTCGCCGTTTGCGATCGGCGATGTTTTGCTCGATCCGTTCGACAACGCTGAGATTGCGGCTTTGGCCGCTATTGATGCGGTTTGCATGCGTTTCTCCCTTGCGCCGCTTTGCGGCGGCAGAAAGCCAGGCTTGAGGATTGCTCACGTCCTGGCGCTCGGCTTCGCCAAGAAGTTCGGCGGTCGTCAGGTCATCGTGAAGTTCCTTGCGCAGCAGCCCGAGGAACGAGCGGGCAGTGGATTCGCGAAGGCCCTTGCGTCGGAGGAAATCCAGCCCTGTCCCGAAGATCGGATCGGGTGGCTCCGACACGGCTGCGGCCGGCGTAGCCGGAATCTTTTGCTCTATATTGGCTAATGGCTTATGGCTTGGGTTGTAATTCGCTAAGCATTCTTGTGGCGTTTCGCTTAGCGTTTCGCTAGCGTTTCGCTTAGCTTTTTGCTTACCGCCCAAACTCCCAATCGCTTTGTTCTTTTCAGACTTCTCTCGGTACTTTGCTATCTCTTCGTCCGCGCGCCCATGACGCCAAACGCTGTCTTCGCGGATGAAGAATTTGGAAAGAACTTTATCCACCATCCCGCGATCCTTGGCCGAATCCGCGCGACAGATGGAATACGCGTCCTTCGTGGAAACCGGGCATTCGTCGGTGTAGTAGAGATCGAGCACAAGGTTGTACACACCGTGCTCATAGGTGTTAAGCGTGCGTGTGTTCTTGGCATAATCGCCAAGATGGCGCTTGTAGTAGTTCAAGCCGCCCTCGCGGCGTTGCGCGGCAAGCGTGTTTCAAACAGTTCAGCGCGCTCTGGATAGGTCTGCTGATACAGGCGAGCCAGATCAGGCACATAGTTGCCGTTGATCTTGAACTCGCCGCCGTTCTCCGCGAGGGCTGTTTCGTGGCGTAGGTATTCGATGATTGTCCTGGCGCTATAGTGGCGCCGACCGCGGTTCCACGCCTTGTTCGCCTCTTTGACGAAGGCAAGCCAAATATGGAAGTTAGGACGCAGCCAGTCGGCGAAATCAGAGCGAAATTTGCGTGTGTCTATGATCATGCGGCCGCCCTCAAACCCGCACGTTCCATCTTTACGAACAGCGCCTGCATGGCCTTGGACTGCTCTACGAACTGCCGCTGCAATGCAGCACGTTCATCTTCAGGCTCAACTGGCTGAGGCTCGGCGTAGCCTGCATCACGCATTTCCCATGTTGCGAGGACATGGATATTCCGCTTGCGACATTCTCGGCGGATGAGCGCCACATCTTCTGGTGAAAGCTTCTCTCGCTTCTTGGGATTCAAGCATTTCGCCAGCGTGTCGCCGGCTTCCATTGCTTCCTTACTTGGCCAAAGCATGGCGCCCACTGGCTTGAAGCCACCTAGCGCGACTATCGCGGCGAGCAACGCATCGCGATATGAATCCGTGAAAAGCTGATGTTGGCCAGTCATTCCCGATCACTCCCGAAACAAGGGACAGCAAGGGACAAGCTCATTCGGGCAAAATTTTTTGCCATGAGCTCAGCAGAAGAAAAAAGCGCCGCGCGCGAAATCCACCGTGACCGAATGGAGTTAAGAAACGGGGATGCGCCAACGCGCGGCATGGGGGAAAATGTTGGCTGGGCGCAAGACATGGCCTCAGGCCGCCTTTGCCTTGGAGCTTTTGAGAGCCTCCGGCCAGATGTCTGGGCGCAGAGAAGTCCTGGGCACCGCCCCTCGACTCTCTTCATCCAGGCGCCGCACAAGTGCGCCGTCAAGACGCGTATTGAGAGAGATTGCTTTGCGCAAGTAGCCGAGAGTCGATCCACAACGCTTTGCGTATGCGATCTTTTCCCGCATAGAGAGGCTGTTCAGATATGCGCGCAGTGTTTCCATGGCGCATATCATTACCTTTCGGGAATTCCCTCGTCAAGTACCCTAAGGGAATTTCCCCAAAGAACCGCATCCAGGATGATGCGGCCATGACGAAACTTGAAGCACGGCAAGCCTGGGTGCGGGGAATCATCGACCGCGAATGCGGCGGTAATAAGGCCGCCTTTGCACGCCGCATCGGAAAATCAGATTCTTACGTCAACCGAATGCTATTCCCGAAGGGAAAGCCAAACGCGAAGGGTATCGGCGACGAGATCATGCAGGCAGTTGTTGAGGCTTTTCCAACTGCCGGCCTTCCACTTGGCGATCTTCATGCTGCACCCGAGCGTGGATTGCAACCAACTGCCTCAGAACAGCGCGACAATGACATTCTCGCGCTGCAGATGACGATGGAGAGTCTAGTGAAATCAGTCAGCGAGAACTTACCAGCCGCAGGTGCGGCTTTTGATGGCCATCTTCGCGCTCGGGCGAGAGAAGAATCTTTTTCAACCCGCGCAGGCTTGCTGGCCTCTGTGCTGAAAATCGCTGCACAAGGTCATCATACAACGGAAGTTTCCCCCGCTCCCGCAAAGATCGCCGGTTCTCGCGGGAAATGAAGGCGAGAAATTCCGGATTGGAATGGTCAAAATTGGTCATGACTGCCCCTCATGATTGAGCCGGTATTGCAGCACTGCCCTATCTCAAAAACTAAGATGCTAAGTGCCATGAACTGGAAAACCATGACTGCAGTCTGGCTCGCATTGTCGGTCAACGGCTGTGCGATGTTAGGACCGAAAGGTCCGGACGAAGTTCAACCATCAGTAGAGCACCGCTTTCTAGGGCGCCCCGTTCAGGAAATGGTTGCCGCCTATGGTCAGCCGGCAAGAACGGAAGTCCAGTACGGGCATAATGTTTACTACTGGGTGCAGATCACGGCAGGCTCACATACCCCAACGTATACCGCCAATACGCAAGGGTATGTTGGCAATACGCCCTATAGCAGTACAACGACAATGCAGGGTGATACGCAAGGATTTGTAGGGCCATCCTGCACCCTTTCTGCAGGAACCGACGTCGACAGCGATCGCGTAATCAAAATGCAGGTTCGTGGATTCGACTGCGGTTTGTTTCTGCGCAACTAGAGCCAAAAATTCCACTTTCCTATTCAAGCCGCCTTCGGGCGGCTTTTTTGTGCTCGTCGAAAATAATTCCCTAAAGGTATTGACAAGGTAATTCCCTGCGGGTAAGTTATCTTCAACGCTCGCCAACCAACGCGAGCCTGGAGAGAACGATGATATCCAGCCCACTCCTGATCGCTCGCCTGATCGACCTAGCGGTCATCGCCGGCAGTATCACGATCATCGTGTTGTTCTCGTTTTTAGTCGGCCTGTACGCGCTCAATGCCGGCATGGGGTACGGATCGTGAACGTCCTTACCTACGAGAACTTCCGCAATCTCGAACGTCAGCGCCGGTATCAGCATGCGATTGCCGATGCCGAAACGGATCGTTTCGCCCTTCCCTATCGAATCCTGCGCGGCCTGAACTTTAAGAAGTCGCTGCGCAAGGCGTCGAACGACGAAAGTAAGAAGGCGGTCGCATGACCACCCTTCGCGAAGCTGGCTATCGCTTTATGTGCGACGGCGCAACGTGCAATTGGGTTCATCCGTTGCTCGTAAACCCGACGCACACCGACTGCACGGACATGACTGACGACGAGTTTGACGCCTACATGGCGGCACAGCCAGTCAAGGCGCCACTAGTCGAGACGGAGGCACCATGAACCACTCCCGCAACGAGATGTTCGAATCCGCAGTGACGCGAGCGCAGGAGAAGTTCGAACGCTTCCTGGATAGGACTGGCACGGTCATAGCTTGCGCTTTGATCGCTTATGCCGCGGCCATCGGAACAATCATCGGGATATGGGGATGAGCTTCTTTGAGCTCGCCATTCGTTTCCTTCTCGCCATCTTCATTGGCGCGGTAGCTGGATTTTTCATCATCACCGCGTTGGTCTTTTCAACCATTCTTTTGAACTGGGGGTCGATGTGAGTACAAATTCGCAAGTGACGATGCAGATTCGTCATCGCTATACGGATGTCGTCCTGTTTGAGGGCGTATTTGAATGCATGAAAGCATTGTTGGAAGCGGCTATCGCAAGCGGTGCGAACCTGAGCGGTGCGTACCTGAGCGGTGCGAACCTGCGCGGTGCGAACCTGAGCGATGCGTACCTGCGCGGTGCGAACCTGAGCGGTGCGTACCTGAGCGGTGCGAACCTGAGCGATGCGTACCTGCGCGGTGCGAACCTGAGCGGTGCGAACCTGAGCGGTGCGAAC